AGCGAAGGGTTACTTCAATGACCCCCGCAATGGAAATAATGAGGTGCCGTTCTAATGAAACATACAGCAATATTTACAATCGCTGCACTAACACTAAGTGCGTGTAGTACCATCGGGCCAGACAAATATCTACACGCCGTTGGTGGCCTTGGTGTAAGTATCTTTGGTAAAGAACTGGGAATGACCGATAAGGAAGCCTGTGTTGCCGCCATGGCAGTCGGTATAGCCAAGGAGATTATAGACCCCGTGTTTTCAACACCGGACGTAATCGCAACGTCGATATTCTGCGTGAAGTTATTGAAGGGAGAAACAAAATGAATAAGTACGGATTACGTCAGAATGTAAATGACCAATACGAAGTCTGGCTAGAGGTCTGGGCTAACAACTTAACAATAGAAAAAATTGAGCAAAAGGGGTATCCCGGTTTTTATGATTGGTTTGTTGTTGCAGATGGTGTTCGTATTCATTACGACGAAGAAATCACAATAGAGGAGATAAATGGTAAGAATGTATAGTATTGAGTTCAACGAAATGGTTTACTGGTTTGAGTCGGAGGATACGTTTAAGGAAGTCTTTAATAACAAAGGGGCTAACTTGCTAGGGTATTCAGACTTGGCTTTTAACAATGCAACTCGTGAGGTTGTTAAGTGCAGATATGATCTAAAAGAAATAATAGATTCTTGGATGTATCGAAGGTCTCACCAAGACAAGATGAATAAGATGGAGGAAGAATATGTTTAGCGAAGGAGAAACAGAATGACTAAAGGTGAACTTAAAGTAATCCTAGAAAAACATAAGCTGTGGCTTGAGGGTAATAAAGAAGGAGTTCGTGCTAACTTAGAGGGTGCTAACTTGATGGATGCTGACTTGAGCTGCGCTAACTTGAGGGATGCTTGCTTGATTTATGCTAACTTGAAGGGTGCTGACTTGAGTGGTGCTAATTTGAGTTTTGCTAACTTGTTTAGTGCTTACTTGAGGGGTGCTAACTTGAGGGGTGCTAACTTGAGGGGTGCTAACTTGAGCCGTGCTTACTTGTTTGGTGCTGACTTAGAGGGTGCTGACTTGAGGTATGCTAACTTGTGGGGTGCTCACTTAGAGAGTGCTAAATTGAGTGGTGCTAACTTGAGTGGTGCTAACTTGAGGGATGCTGACTTAGAGGATGCTAACTTAGAGAGTGCTGACTTGAGGGACGCTAACTTAGAGGATGCTTACTTAGAGGGTGCTGACTTAGAGGGTGCTGACTTGAGTGGTGCTGACTTGAGGTATGTTGACTTGAGTGGTGCTAACTTAGAGAGTGCTGATCTTACTGGAGCTAAACTTGAGGGTACAATAATGCAGGGTTCTGTTTGGAGGAAGAATATGTTTAGCGAAGGAGAAACAAAATGAGCGAATCACCGCAGTTTTATAAGGGGTACAACTCTAATGATTGAAGTTACATACATTGACCACATGGGTAATGACCTAACGCCAACTAACGCTGCACGGGTGTCATTCGGTAAGACCAGCGAGATGGAGGATGATGCGTGGGGGCCACCTAAGCTCAAAGAGAAAGATGCAAAGCTGATCCGTTACCTCGCTAAGCACAAGCACATCAGCCCATTCGGTCATTGCTTCGCCAGCTTCCACGTTAAGGCTCCTATCTTTGTGGCACGGCAGCTAGTCAAGCATAAGTTTCTGCGGTGGAACGAGATTAGCCGTAGGTATGTAGATGATGAGCCTGAGTTCTATGTACCTGACGTATGGCGTGGTCGTAGTGCTGATAAGAAGCAGGGTTCTGATGGTGTCGTTGACTTAGGCAGAAACCCTTACGAGCCTTACTGCGAAGATTGGGAGCTAGACGATGGGCGTTACGGCTTCAATGAGGTCTCTCTAGTTGTCTACAAAGACATGATCGCCAAAGGAGTAGCACCTGAGCAAGCCCGTATGGTACTACCACAGTCTACTATGACTGAGTGGTACTGGTCAGGTAGCCTTGATGCCTTTGCTGACATGTGTAACCTGCGCTGCAAGTCTGACACACAAGCGGAGACACGGGTAGTAGCACAACAGATTGACCGCAAGATGATTGAGTTATTTCCTGTGTCATGGGATGCACTGACGGAGAAAAAACTAGAAGAACTGAAGGCTGCTTTTGATGCTGCTCGAGCTTCTTATTATGCTGCTTCTGCTGCTCGTGATGCTAATGCTGCTTCTGCTGCTTCTGCTGCTGTTGATGCTGCTTGGGCTGCTTACGAAGCTGAACTGAAGACACAATAGGAGAAACAGAATGACTAAACCAGAAGAACTGAAGGCTGCTGCTGCTCGTGACGCTGCTGCTGATGCTGCTTACGGTGCTGTTACTTGTGCTGATGCTTATGATGCTTATGGTGCTGAGGTTGTTGCTCTTGCCGCTGAGATTGCTTATGATGTTGTTTATGCTGCTTTTGGTGCTGCTTGGGCTGCTTACCACGACGAGCTAGAGAAATCAAAGGAGAACTCTGATGACTAAACTAGAAGAGCTGAAGGCCGCTGCTGAGGCTGCTAGTGATGCTGCTGATGCTGCTTGTGATGATGCTTGGGGTGCTGCTTGGGGTGCTTACCAAGCCGAGCTAACGAAGATACAAGAGGAGAACTCTAATGACTAAAATACAAGAACTGAAGGCTGTTTATGATGCCGCTGCTTATTCTGCTTATGCTGCTTATGAGGCTGCTGATGCTGCTGCTGATGCTGCTGCTGATGCTGATGCTGCTGCTGATGCTGCTTATACTGCTTACTGGGCCGAGCTAAAGAAGACACGAGAGGGGAACTCTAATGACTAAGTATGTAAGTGAACCCGTCAAGATAACTGAAATAACTGAGCATGAGGATGGTAGCGCTACGTTGCAGGTAGAGTGTGACCCAAAGACATTCGCTGCTATCTTTAACGTAGGCTTTGTGTCGCTGATTAAGACTGGCCTATACTGGGAGACTGACAATGATAAGACCCATGACTGAAGAAGAACGTAAGGCATCCTTGGAGCGTGATGAAAAGAACAAGTGGCGCAAGTGTGTCAGTTGTGGTAATGCAAGTAGAGACACATGGTGTAGCTTCTGTCTGGAGGAAGAATGATAAACAGTGAGTGGCGTAAGTTGATAGCAGAACAGGAAAACTTTAAGGAGAGCGTAATGGCAGAACATACATCAGACATCGTGAATGAACCTAAGCACTACGCACGGTGGGTCATTGAGCCTATCACATACATCATGCGTAATGGCTTTGAGTTCTGGCGTGGGAATATCATTAAGTATGCCAGTCGTGCAGGATACAAGCTGTACGAGGGTATGGATCAAGTGCAGAGTGAGATCACAGACCTTGAGAAGGTCATACGGTACTCACAGATGCGTATCAATCAACTGGAGGGTAAAGGCAAGCTATGACCAAAGAAGAGTTAAAGCAGATCATCAGGGCGTTGGAGAAGTCTGGGGATGTAACAGTTGAGGAAGCTGTGTATCTGATCCGAAAGAGACAACGAGAGCTAGAAAACTTGGAGGTAGAGTATGAGCTTAACTGGGCCTGAGATCGTAGGTATGTGCGAGAAGTTAGCCAATAGGTTTAACTCACCCTCACATCGTGATGACATGGTACAAGAGGGTGTACTAAAGTGCTACGAGATACTTGCTGATGAAGGAGAGGAGGTACACCCAGCGCACCTCTACAGAGAGGCTAAGAGGCGTATGCACGACTATCTTAACATTGATGTGCTACCTGTTACAGTACCAGCGCACAATATCACACGGAGGCTTACACGAGACATAGAGGATGATGAGCTTGGGGATATGTCTGAAGCTGGACACAAGTGGCTCAAGGTTGTTTTGTCGTCTACCTCTGGTCAGTACAATGAGGAGTACGGTGGCTCAGGTAGGGATCATGTCGAGCGATATGAGACTAAAGAGTTTGCCAAGCATGTCCTAAAGACCGCCCGTGAGAAATTAACGACAGAAGAATTGGAGGTTATTGATATGAGATTCTTTGGTGATATGACACAAGATGATGTATCGACTGTCGTTGGTAAAAGCAAGATGTGGGTCTCAAGACAAGAAACGTCTGCTATGAAGAAATTAAGAAAGTCAGTTCTGTAACAATTCGTGATGTTACAAATCTAAAGATATATCCCTATAGGTAAGTGTAGGGTTTACATAAGTTATGACTTTAGATATTACTTCTAGTGTATATAAC